CGCTCGCTGACCAGATTAATACCTGGCAAGGCGAGACCGTATTTTCCGGTTTTAACCCTTCTACAGCGCCGGTAATACCGGCTGCTAGTTAGGTAGGTTTAAATGCATGAAAAAGGCACGATCAATGCTGTAGGAAACGTTCTTTGTGACCATGTATTTGATAAATACACATCACGGGCTGAGAGGTTCTCGCAAGAGAGATTCTCAGCAAAACTAGAACGCCCAGATTCTTCCCATTCATCCAAGCGCAGAGATGCGGCTTGGGAAGAATGGATTGGATCCGATTCTTCTCTCAGACCAAAGGGTCTTTACAAACCCAATTGGGCTATCGCGCGTCTGATCATTGCCCAAATTCTTAGTCATTTTCGACTAGGAACCGTTAGTTTCACTAACGGCAGCGAGTTCATCCCTACTCTAGGCCGAAACTCTATTGAGTCTAAGCTGATGAGATCGAGATGGACTTGTACCGCTGATAACTTTGATCTATGGCTGAATACTTGTTATTCACACCGTGGATTAAAGCAGGCAGTGAGAAGGCGATACGCGAGGCTATTGGCCACCCGTAGCATAGAAAAGAAAGAGTCCGACCGTAAGTTATGGAATCGATATCGTAAATATCGAGACTGTAACAAGCGGATTTTCGGCTTTAAACTTTTCTGTGTGACAGAATTGGTTCACGGAAATAGGTTTACCACGGTTCCTAAGAACAATCTTAAGGACCGTCCTATTTGCGTTGAACCTTTGGCTAATATCTTGTCCCAAAAACGTATTGGTGACGGCATCCGTTTTGCTCTCAAGCAAAACGGAGTTGATCTAGATGTCCTGGCAACTAAACACCGGGACATGATTAGCATACCAAAATATGCGACGATCGACCTTAAAAATGCGAGCGATCGCATATCATTTCAATTGGTTAAATACCTCTTACCATCTCGTGTGTTCAACTTAGTTGAACAGGCACGGTCAGAAATGACATTAGGCCTTGATAATGAATTTCACTTCATTAGAAAGGTCTCTAGTATGGGAAATGGTTTTACCTTTGAATTGATGAGCCTGATCCTCTACGCTTTATGTAGATCTTATTCGTCAGACGTCAGTGTATTCGGCGACGATATTATCGTTCCGAATGTAGTTGCACTTGACGTCATCCGAGATATAGAGGATGCGGGTTTCGTTGTTAATGTGACGAAAACGCACATTAATGACGATTACCGCGAATCGTGTGGAGCCCATTTTATTGATGGGTTTGGATATATAGAATCTTACGATTTTAAATATCCTAGACATATGGGCGATGTTCTTACGATAGTTAACAAACTATCCAGACTCGCTTTAGTGTATCCCTCTTTTCGACCTCTGTATAACAAGATCTATGGGAATACGCCGGCGGCCTTGTACGCTGAAAATCCCCGTAAGGCTTTGGGGAATTGGCGTGTAAAACAGGAACCTTTTAGCTCACCCCAACTTGACTCTTTTACGGTTATGTCGCCTTTCCAATACAGGAAAGACGGTATTCCAATGAAGAGAAAAGCTAAGGAAAAGCTTCGCAGATTCTGCCGCGATCTTCAACTCGATCCCACTGGTGCTTCAATGCATCTTGGTTTCGAGTGGAAAGACGCGGGGACTGCGATCCGAACGGTATCTTCAAGTCGTCACTGGGCGAAAATACTTATGTATATCGCTTCAGGTAGACGGTGTGT